TAATATTTATATAATAAAAGTATTATGGAAAATATTAAAAATACTAAAAAAAATGATGATTTAGAAAAATCTTTAAATGATTTTTTAAATGATAGCAACACAAAAAAAGAAGAGTGTGTTGGAGAAGAGTGTCTTATTAATGACGGAAAAGAAATCGTAGAAAGAGTTAATAAGATATATAAAACTAATGACGGTAGACAACTATTAATGTAATATGAGCAAACAAGTACTTTCCGAAGAATTAAAAAGATATAGACAACTTTTAGAGTACACTTTTTATGTACCTGAAGATGAAAAAGATATCAATGGTAATCTATTATTAGATGATATGTTTATAACAGAACAAGATCCTGCTGGTGAAGAGGCGGCTGGTGATGATCCATTTATGTCTGTCGGAGATACAGAAGGTGGTGAAGAAACTAAAACTGATGCACCTGAAGCAACAACTGATACTGATCCTTTGGCTGGTGATGCGGAAGTAGAAGATGAAACTGCAGATGAACCAACTACTACAGATACTGAAACTACTGGTACAGAAACAACTACTGGTGGTGAAGAAAGTGTTGAGGTAGATGTTACAGATATAGTTGATAATACAGAAAAAACAAAAACATCTGTTGATGGTGTTAGTAGTAAAATGGATGAACTTTTATCTAAATTATCTGATTTAGAAAATCAAGTATCTGGTATGGATAACGTTATTAACAAAATCGAAGAATTAGAAAAAGAAATTGAGAGAAGAAACCCAACACCTGTTGAAAGGCTTGAAATGAGATCTATGGATTCTTTTCCTTATAGTGTGAAATTAACTGACTTTTGGAAAGATAAAGAAGGTTATGACGCTTCAGAAACTGAAGAAGAATATGTCTTAAGACAAAGTGATGTTGATAATTACAACGAAAAAGACATAAGACTTTCTTTCACTTCAGACAAAAACGAAGAAAAACAGTAAAAAAACCACGATTTTATTGACTTTTTGGTTTTACAGTAGTATAATTGTATATAATTAAAAATTTTATATTATGAGTAAAACTTTAGATGCAATTCTGTCTCAGTACGAAAAAAATACTGAGCCAGTTAAAAGTGGTAAAAAACTCTCTAATGAAGACAGACTTAAAAAGTACTTTAGTGAGAAACTACCTCAAGGGGTGAAAACCCAAACAAAAACTTTCAGAATTTTACCGAATAAAGACGGTGCTTCACCATTCACGGAAGTTTATTATCATGAAAAATTAGTTAACGGTAAATGGGAAAAAATTTACTGTAACCATTTAAATGATGGTGAACATTGTCCACTTTGTGAAGCAAAAGATGCTTTATATGAAGATGGTTCTGAAAAGGCAAAAAAATTAGCGAAAGATTTTATCGCTAGAAAATTCTATGTCGTAAAAGGTATTGACAGAGAAAATGAAGATCATGGAGTAAAATTTTGGAGATTTAAACACAAATATACTGGTGACGGTATTATGGACAAAATCATTCCATTGTTTAAATTGAAAGGTGATATTACTGATCCTAGAGAAGGTAGAGATATCATTATCACTACTGGTAGAAATGATAAAAACTTTAGTGTTGTTAACTCTATTATGGCAGATGATGTGTCTATTCTAACAAAAGATAAGGATAAGGCAAATGATTGGTTTAATAATGGTGAAACACATAAGGATGTTTACTCTAAAAAACCATTGGAATATTTGGAAATTGTTGCAACAAACAAGACCCCTATTTGGGATTCTGAACAATCTAAATTTGTTGCGGAAGAAGACAAAGAAGAAAAAGAAACTGCGTCACTAACTGAAGAAATCAATATGATGAGAAACGAAACCACTAAATCATTTGAATCAGATTATAATGATTCTGATGACGATGACTTTGATGGTGGTGTAGAAGTATCTAATTTAGATGACGATGATGAGTTACCATTTTAATTAAAAATATGGCGAAACAACCACTTAAGAAAAAAGCATCTGATTTTTCGTCAATAAGAAAGAAGTTTTCCTCTAGTGAGAAGTACAAAGAACAAAAGTACTTCGATCTAGGGGAAGCCTTTCAAAAGGCGACAGGATTACCAGGTCCTGCAATGGGTCAGATAAATATGCTTTTAGGTCACTCAGATACTGGTAAAACAACTGCGTTAATTAAAACTGCAGTAGACGCACAGAAAAAAAATATTTTACCTGTTTTTATTATCACTGAACAAAAATTTAGTTTCGAACACTCAAAACAAATGGGGTTAGAAGCGGAATATATTGAGGAAGTCGATGAATCAACAGGTGAGGTATCCGCATATTGGGATGGATTTTTACTTTATAAACTAGGTTTCGATTATATTGAACAAGCGTTTGATTATGTTACCGAAGTTTTAGATGCTCAGAAAAACGGAGAAATACCATATGACATAGTATTTTTATGGGATTCAATCGGTACAATTCCATGTCAAATGAGTTTTGAAGGAAAGGGAGGTAACCAACACACCGCTAGAGTTATTTCAGAAAAGTGGGGTATGGGATTGGCACAAAGAATTACTTCTTCTAGAAAAGAGTCTTACCCTTACACAAACACTATGGTTTTCGTAAACCAACCGTGGGTGGCATTACCTGATAATCCTTTCGGACAACCAACCATCCAACCAAAAGGTGGTAACTCAATTTATCTATCTTGTGCATTAGTATTTTTATTTGGAAATCAAAAGAGTTCTGGAGTTTCAAAACTATCCGCAACTAATAAAGGAAGAAAAGTAAACTTTGCGATTAGAACTAAAGTGGGTATCCATAAGAACCATATGAATGGGTTAGGATACGCAGATAATAAAATACTTGCAACGACACACGGATTTATTGAGGATGATAAAAAAGACATCGATAAATACAAATCTGACAACAAAGATTATTGGGCAGAAGTATTTGATGGTGTATTCGACGCAACATCTTTTGATGTAGTTGAGGATAATGTTATTGAGTCACCTGTAGACTATTCAGACGATTGATTGTTTAATCCTCAATAATAGATGTGTGAAATATCCTGTTAAGAACAAAAAATTTAAAAAAACACTTATTGTAGACGGAGACTCTTTGTTAAAAACCGCCTATCATGGGGCTAAAGATTTATATCATAAAGAAACCCATATAGGCGGAATTTTTCAATTCTTAACTATGGTAAGAAAAATGTTGAACGAATATAAGTTTGACAGGGTTTATGTATTTTGGGATGGTACTTTTAGTGGTAGATTAAGATATGATATCTACAAAGATTATAAATCAAATAGAGATAAGGATTTCTATAATGAACAACCACCATCAGATTTAGATTTATATCTACAAAAAGAGAGAGTAATTTCTTATTGTGAAGAGTTATTTATAAGACAATACAGAGATCAAATTACCGAAGCCGATGATTGTATTGGTTACTACGTTAAAAATATGTCAGAGGACGAAAAAGTAGTAATAATGAGTAATGATAGAGATATCTGTCAACTCATCAGTAGTAGGGTAGGTGTTTATGTAATTAACCTTAAAAAGATAATCACAGAGGACAATTATTTAAATCATTTCAAACACCACCCATCCAATCTTAAATTAATTAAAATCATTACTGGTGATACTAGTGATAACATAAAAGGTATACAAGGTATCAGTGAAAATACTTTATTGAAATTTTTTCCAGAAATTAAGGAAAAAACTTTGACTTTAGAATATATTTTTAGTAAAATTGAAATAATTCAGAAAGAAAGGAAAAGTAGGTTGAAATCACTTGATAATATACTTAATGGTGTCACTAAGGGAGTACAAAAAGGTATGATTTACGAAATCAATGAAAAACTTATAGATTTAAAAAAACCATTATTAACTGAGACTTCAAAAAACGAATTAGATTACATTTTTAACGCTTCTATAGATCCAGAAGGGAGAGAAGTAAAGAATGTTATAAAGATGATGATTGAAGACGGATTAATGATGGCAATACCTGGTGGTAGTGATGGATATATAAATTTCCTACAACCATTTTTATCTGTAATAAAAAAAGAAAAAAGTTATTTTAGTCAAATTAATGTTTAAAAAAAGTTATGAAAAAAAATTATCAAAATTATCCGTATGAATTCCTATTCATGATTAATGGAAACCCAATTGTAGGGAGAAATTTTAATGTTAAAAATTTTAACAAAGAATCTCTTAGGTCTTATGAGATTAAAGAAACTGTAGATAGTGTAGTAGAAGTTATAAAAAACCATTTTAAGAATAATACATATGATTATATGGAAAAATATTATAATTTCTATACTACGGCAGAGGAAACGGAAAAGGTTGATATTTACGAAAACGAAGATTTCTTTACATTACAACTTAAAGTTAAAGATAGAGTAATTTGTGAAAGAATTTTTAGTGGTAATGATTACCCACCTAACGTAAGATATGATGTTGATATAAGAAAAATTATTCCTCAAATCATCGATTATTTGCAACAGGGATTGAGTATGGAAAATTATACAAAAAATTATTGTGGTTATAGTCTAGACGGCATATTTATTAATAACTAAAATCGGATAAAAAGAATGGCGAAAAATGAGAGTATTAACTTAGGCTATTTAGGCTACAGTTTTCAAGTAAAGTTAGTTAAACAATTAGTAGAAGATCACAAATTTTCGGAAAGTATTATATCTATCGTAGATCCAAATTATTTCGATAATGAGTATATGAGATTGATTGTTGCTAGTTTGAAAGATTACTATGAGAAATACGAAACAATACCATCTTATGAGACTATCTTTAATTTAATTAAAACACAGGTTAAAAGAGAAATTGCGAGAGAATCTGCGATTGAATTAATTAAAGAAGTAAAAGAATCTGACAATAAAGACTGTTTACACACTCAAGATGTTGCCATTAAGTTCTGCAAACAACAAGAACTTAAGAAGGCTACCCAAAAAATTCAAAAAATACTTGATACGGGAGATTTTGATAGATATGAAGAGTGTGAAGAATTAGTAAAACAGGCAATATCTGTTGGAACAGAAAAAGATGAAGGTGTTGATATATTTCACGCAATTGAAGATGTTTTATCGGATGATTTTAGAGACCCTATTCCAACAGGTTTAGTAGGAATCGATAATCTTATGGGTGGTGGATTATCAAAAGGTGAGTTAGGTGTTATTTTAGCGGCGTTTGGTGTTGGTAAAACAACTATAATGACTAGAATGGCGAATACGGCTTACCTACAGGGTAAAAATGTTGTTCAGATATTTTTTGAGGACAATGTTAAAGTAATCCAACGTAAACATTTAACTTGTTTCACTGGTATTGAATTAAGTCAATTAGGTGATAGAAGAGATGAGGTTACTGAAATTTTACCTAGATTCCAAAACTTAGAAGGTAATTTAATTCTTAAGAAAATGTCTAGTGACGGTACAACAGTACCACACATTAAACAATATCTTAGAAAATTAATTTCTTCTGGTATTAAACCTGATATAGTTTTCTTAGATTATATTGATTGTGTACAACCAACTAAGCAGTTCAAAGATGAATTTAGTGGTGAGGGAAATGTGATGAGACAATTCGAAACTATGTTATCTGAATTAGATATTGCAGGATGGACTGCAGTACAAGGTAATCGTAGTGCAATTGGTGCAGATTTAGTTGAAGCAAACATGATGGGTGGATCAATCAAAAAAGGACAGATAGGGCACTTTATATTATCCGTAGCAAAAACATTAGATCAAAAAGAGTCGGGTCACGCAACTTTGGCTATTCTTAAATCTAGATTTGGTAGAGACGGTGTTGTTTTCGAAGATATAGTTTTTGATAATGGTACATTAAATATTGACACAAGTGAAAGCAGTGATATCACATTACTACAACACGAAAAAGGTCAAAAGAGAAAAGATTCTGATTTCATTGCAAGTACCATAGAGAAGAAAAGAGGAACATCAATAAACAATAACTAATTAATAAATTGAATTAAAAAATGGTTTATAAAATAAGTCATTGTGGAAACAGACACCCTAATAAAAAATTAAATAATAAAAAATAAAAATGGAGTTATCAAACAAAATTCTGTCAGACATTACGGTATATATGAAATATGCCAAATTTTTACCTACTGAAAATAGAAGAGAAACGTGGGAAGAGTTAGTTACAAGAAACAAAGAAATGCACCAAAAAAAGTATCCTCACATTAGTGCAGAAATTGAGGAAGTATATAAATTAGTATACGATAAAAAAATATTACCTTCTATGAGAAGTTTACAGTTTGGTGGTAAACCTATCGAAATATCACCAAACAGAGTATATAACTGTGCATACTTACCTATTGATCATGTTGACGCATTTTCAGAAACAATGTTCTTACTTTTAGGTGGTACAGGTGTTGGGTTTTCAGTACAAAAACATCATGTAGAGGCATTACCTGACATTAAAAAACCTAATCCGAATAGAAATAGAAGATATTTAGTAGGGGATTCTATTGAAGGATGGGCAGACGCAATTAAAATGTTAGTAGAGTCTTATTTTGGTATTAAATCATCTACACCAGTATTTGATTTTTCAGATATTAGACAAAAAGGTGCGTTGTTAGTTACATCGGGTGGTAAGGCACCTGGACCTCAACCATTAAAAGATTGTATTCATAATATTAAAAAAGTATTAGATGCAAAATCTGATGGTGAGAAGTTATCACCTATTGAGGTACATGACATTATTTGTCATATTGCGGATGCAGTACTTGCAGGTGGTATTAGAAGAGCGGCATTGATTAGTTTATTTAGTGCTGATGACAATGAAATGATTTCTTGTAAATCAGGAAACTGGTGGGAACTTAACCCACAAAGAGGTAGAGCAAATAATTCGGCCGTTTTATTAAGACATAAAATTACAAAAGAGTTTTTCTTAGATTTATGGAAACGAATTGAGTTATCTGGGGCAGGTGAACCAGGAATCTACTTATCAAATGATAAAGATTGGGGTACTAATCCATGTTGTGAGATTGGTTTAAGACCATATCAGTTCTGTAATTTATGTGAAGTTAATGCTTCAGATATTGAATCACAAGAAGATTTTGAAACCAGAGTTAAAGGTGCGGCGTTTATTGGGACATTACAAGCAGGATACACAGATTTCCATTATTTGAGAGATGTATGGAAAAGAACAACTGAAAAAGATGCATTGATTGGTGTTGGTATGACTGGTATCGGTTCAGGTGTAGTTTTAGGTTATGATATGAAATTGGCGGCGAAGGCAGTTAAAGAAGAAAACGAAAGAGTTGCTAAATTAATTGGTATTAATAGCGCCGCTAGAACTACTACAGTAAAACCATCTGGTACTTCTTCATTAGTTTTAGGTACTTCTTCTGGAATTCATGCTTGGCACAATGATTACTATATTAGAAGAATTAGAGTAGGTAAAAATGAGGCAATCTACACATATTTATCTATTAACCACCCAGAATTGGTGGAAGATGAACTTTTTAGACCTCACGATACTGCAGTAATTTCAATCCCACAAAAATCACCTGAAGGGTCTATATTGAGATATGAATCATCTTTTGAATTATTAGAGAGAGTTAAAAAGGTATCACAAGAGTGGATTAAACCAGGACATAGAAGTGGGCAAAATTCACATAATGTTTCCGCAACAATATCTCTTAAAGAGGATGAGTGGGAATACGCAGGTGAATGGATGTGGGAAAATAGAAAATTCTACAATGGTTTATCAGTTTTACCGTATAATGGTGGAACATACCAACAAGCACCATTTGAAGATTGTGACGAACAAACTTATGAAAAAATGATGAAGTCTTTAAAGAATGTCGATTTAACTAAAGTAATTGAATTACAAGATAATACTAATCTTTCTGGTGAGGTTGCTTGTGCAGGGGGAGCTTGTGAAATAATTTAATTATGAATGTAGGGGCATCTAAAGATTGGGTACAACAATTATATGTTAGAGAGTTCGGACCTAAACTACAACCTAATGAATTCTACTATAATGAACAAGGTAGAATGGTTATGACTGAAGAATATCATAAAAGAAGAGGGAGTTGTTGTGGTAGTGGATGTTTACATTGTCCATATGAACCAAAACATATGAAGGGGACAAAAACCTTAAAATAGAAAAAAGTCGGAGAAATCCGACTTTTTATTTTTTATATAATAAAGAAATCATTTCTTTATCTTTTTCAGTTAATTCTTCACTATGACTTTTTAAAATAGTATTTTTTTCATCTTTACTATGATCAAAACCTAACATATGGAACATTTCGTGTCTTAAAGTAATATTGGTACAATGATGTTTATTACATTCGACAATATCTATATGTATTCTAATTTTTGTAATCTTATCATATACATAAGATGTGTATGTAATACCTGTACAGTTTCTAATGTCTTTCTCACTCCAACTAAATAATTTAATAAAATCATTATCAGTTAAAAAATATATTACACTATTTGATGAATCAATACTATTTACTAAACTTATGTTAATAGTTTCTACTAGTAAATTAAATTCATTAATTGTTTTAACGACAGTTAATGAATCTTCATAACTATAATTCCCATAAAGAAAAATTTTAATATCACTTTTCCATTTTTCACCATTATTGGTTATTTGATTAAACTCACTAATTGTGAAATTTTCTTGTGAAAAACAAATAATACTATTTAAAATTATCAAAGACAAAAGTACTTTTTTCATAGTTGTTTAGTATTTATATAACAAATATATGTTATATTTTTTTA